AATCTTCTGTCGTAGTAATATGGGTGGAACTTATAATCGTCTCTTATACCCATGGTGTAAAACAAAGTTTCACCCGTCATTTTGGTGTATAATCCGTTATCTGTTGCTACTAACCCAACGTCACAAGTACCTGTGAATGCACTCAAACAAGTCAAATCCAAATTCAAAGGATTGTAGTAATTCAGTGATACTACAGTGTCACCCGTATTGAAATCTCCATATTGAATTTCTAATTGTTGCGATGAACCTGTAGAGTTAAAATCTAAATAAATAGGTAACCTGTCACCATCGTTGTAGGCTATTACTTCAGAAGAAAAAACTACCTCAGTATCGTAATCTTTTTCATCTGAAACCAAGAAAATATCGTTGTACGAGTAAAATGTATTTCTTAAATCGAAACGATTGAAGTAATAATTATTTATATTCTGAGACGCCATTCACGGGTTTTTATAGATAAATACCACCTTCGCCGTATTTATAGGAAAATATCTATATTCATGAAATCATTTCTTTTCTCTTCTGAAAAAGACGCTAAGAAAAAAGCCGAGGAAATTGGTTGTGAAGGTACTCACAAGCATAAAGAAAAATTTATGCCATGCGAGTCCCATAAGACATTCCTTAAAGTTACTAAGAAAAAAGAGCTTGAAGAGTTGATAGATTATGATGGAACTTTTAGTAGTTCCAAAATTCCAATTTTAGATCCGAGGATGACACCCAAAAAAACTATGGATCAAACAGTAGCAATGGCAAGAACCCCACAAGACCCATGGACTCGTGGGTTCAGAAGGTATTACAATGAAAACGAAATCAAAGAAGTTGACATGAGTGATGCTTTCGGATATGAAGAAACAAAAGATATGACTGCCGAAGAGTGTGTTAAATTTTTGATAAACAAAATGGGTTTAGATGAAGACTCTGCAGTTCAAAGATGTGAAGGATTTGGTAAAACTCTTCGTTTAGATGATAAAACACCCAAAGACATTAAAAACAAAAAAAACTTTGTTGTTACTCAAAGATTGACTGAAAAAGAATTGAGTGAAGAAGAAGTGAAAAAAATCATAGAAGATTTGGTTATGTCCAAATCAGATACAAAAGATATTCAAAAAAAAGTTGGAAAACCATCTGAAATACTCACAAGGAATTTTAAGTCGGTTTTGAAATTAGCAAAAAAAGAAGGGTTCACCTTGAATGAATTATTTAAAATGATGAGAGGTGAATAAAAGTCTATATAATAGGAAGGCAAAATTACCCGAAACTCTTATTAAACATTTAGAGCAATCTTTTTCTGCCTTAAAAAGTGACTCTAACACTGAAGGGCACAATAGAAATAAAGAACTCAGAGAAAATGGATTTGTGACTTACCAACAACTCAAGCGAATGAAAAATTGGTTCGACACATATTCAGGAAAAAAAGAAGACGCACCTTTCATCCTAAACGGAGGGGATAGAATGAATCGTTGGTGTGACCATGTTCTCGATCATTGGAGAAATACTTTGGAAAGTGGTAAACAAACTAAACACGATTCAGGAATGAGTAATCAATTCATACGGAATCATGAAAAAAAGAATTCCATCGTAAACCCACATGATAGACATGAAAAGGGTATAAATAAATTTGATACCACTGTTACAGAAAACATCAAAAAAATAAACCAAATAATGCAAACAATTTTATAATGGCACAACAATCGGACACATTAGACTTTTCACAACCAGAAAACGAAATGTCTAGAATTGCAGACGTAGAAAGAAGAAAGTTATTCGCAAGAAACGATTTTTCCGACAATGCAAATGAATACTCACCTGTAAATCCAGCAGCCCTTGCAAATGGGGATGAAATTGGTAGAGGTACAGGTGGAGATTTGGATATTTACAATTACAATGCCGGTACCAAGACGGATCAGATCGAAAGAAAATCTGATATTGTAGTAAACAAATATAATCCTGATAAACCATACTATAGCGTAACTCAGTGAGACTAGTTGGTAGTTTAAAATCTTTGATAACTGAAATTGCATCTTTGAAAGACATTCAAGACGCAATTAAACAAAAAACCGTTGTTACTATCTATTATGATGGTGATGAACCCGGTGGTAAAGGATTGCGAACTATCGAACCTGTTTGTGTTGGGTATAGTAAAAGAGGAAATGTTGTTTTAAGGGCGTGGGACGAAGAAGGTGCTTCACATACTGCTCGTATAGGAGAACAACCCCTTCCTGGTTGGAGATTATTCAGAGTGGATAAAATCTTTACTTTTAAACCTACGTTAGAGAAATTTAATACACCACGACCTGGATATAACCCAAATGGTGATAAAAGTATGACACGAGTAATACTGAACGCAAAATTTTAATAAGATGAGTGATTTGATGCAAAAATTAGTGATGGCAAAAAAAGTCATGGAAGCCCACGACAGAATTCCAAGAGGACAATCAGCTGGAGAGTCGTCGTTCACACAAACATCTTATGAGGAATCACAACCTATGATGGAACAACCACAACAACCTTCCATACAACAAACTTTGAATGTGGCACAACCATATGACTCCAGTCGTGTGATGAATTCTAAACTACCCGACGAAATCAAAAAATTAATGATAGAGAATCCAATTGTACAACCATCATTGAATGGACCCACGTTATCGGACGATTTAGTGGAAAAAGCCTCAAGGTTGATGAATGATAACAAACGGACTACATCAACACCTAAGAATTCTGAATCACCAAGTTTCAACATGAATGAATTAAGAAACATGGTTAGAGACACTGTTAGAGATACCGTAAGAGACGTTATTAAGGAAGAACTCAAGAGTTTAGGTGTCATCACAGAATCAACAACTAAAACTAACGATAGATTAGAATTGAAAGTTGGGAAACACATTTTTGAAGGTAAGGTAACCTCTATCAAAAAAATCCAATAAGTCTTTTTTTGTTCCATTGAATTTGTTATAATTTTACAAATTCGCTTTAATGGAAAAAATTCATGTCTTAGTACTTCCATCCGACAGGACAGGTGTCGGTAAATTTCGATCTGTCGAACCACACATTTTTTTACAAAATTTATATCCTGATGAATTTCACGTGGACATTGACTACGATCCGAAAATGGATGATATGAACTATTGGAAAAAATATCAGATTGTTCATTTTCACAGAACTTTAAATCCCGACTACGAAAAGTCCAATGCCGTCATTCAAAAACTCAATAACGCAGGGATAATCACAATTTTAGATATCGACGACTATTGGTTACCAACGAGGGAACACCCCGCACATCAGTTGGTTATCCAAAACAATCTTTTTGAAAAAATTAAAAACAACATCAAGGTTGCGAAGTATGTTACAACCACAACTTCTTTGTTTGCCCACGAAATCTCGAAACTGAACAAAAACGTATTTGTCATACCGAACTCGATTAATCCTGAAGAAAGTCAGTTCAAAGAACCAACTATACCTTCAGACAAATTAAGATTTGGTTGGTTAGGTGGTTCCTCACACTTACATGATTTAGAATTGTTTGGTAACACCTTTGAAAGACTTAAACCTTATCAAGATAAAATACAACTATATCTTTGTGGATTTGACACAAGAGGTTCCATGACAGAAATTAACGCACAGACAGGTGAACAAAAAAGCCGCCCTATCAAACCTTTGGAGACTGTATGGTATCGATATGAACAAATTGTAACGGCTAATCACTCCATGATGTCTGCAGATTACAAAGAGTTTCTTATGAAATTCAAAGAAGACAACAGTGTCAATTTTCCTGATGAATATTATCAGAGAGTATGGACTCGTCCTGTTACCTCTTACGCAAAAAACTATTCAAAATTTGATGTATCCTTGGCTCCAATTAAAAACCACATATTCAATAAAGTGAAATCACAACTCAAAGTAATCGAAGCAGGATTTTATAAAAAGGCAATCATCGCATCAGACTTCGGACCTTATACAGTTGATTTGAAAAGTGCATATGTAAACAAGAAGTTTACCGATGGTAACGCACTATTAGTTAGTGAGTTCAAAAACTACAACGATTGGTACAAGAACATCAAACTATTGAGTGATAATCCAAACATGGCATATGACTTAGGACAGAAGTTGTACGAAACTGTTAAAGATACATACGATTTGAGAGTTGTTACAAAAAACCGAGCTGAACTTTATAAATCACTTTTGAAATGATAAACATACCTATCACCAAAATTTTATTTATTGATATCGAAACTGTAGGTGTTGAGAAAGACTTTACAACCTTCAAGGAAAATCACCAGTCCCTTGCATATCAATTCGAACACTACTTGGATTGGTTCGAAAAAAGATTCCCTGAACATCAAGGACAAGGTTGTGATGTTATGTTCTACAATAAATCTGCCTTGGTTGCGGAATTTTTGAAAATTGTTTGTGTCAGCGTTGGGTACGTAGACCCAACAGGTGGGATTAAAATTCAAAGTTTTAGTGGTGATGATGAAAAACAAATTCTAAAAGATTTAAATTTCCTTTTGAAAAAAATTGGGAAGTTAGGTTTTTATCTTTGTGGACATAATGCAAAAGGTTTTGATATTCCCGTCTTAGCTAAAAGAATGGTTATCAACGGAATTAAACCACCTGAGATACTCCCATCACACGATACAAAACCATGGGAAATAAAAGCATTGGATACAAAAGAATTGTGGCAGTTCGGAAGTTTTTCGAGTATTGGCTCACTTGAGTTAATGTGTAGCTGCATGGGAGTTGAATCATCAAAGAATATGGAGGTTGTTGGAAATAAGGTTCATGAGGCTTATTGGTTCAAAAATCAACTCAAAGAAATTACCGAATATTGTGAAAAGGATGTTGAAGTTCTTATAAACGTAGTACAAAAATTTTATACATTAGAATAATATGTTTGAAAAAATTAAAAATATAAAAGAAACCGCTAAGTTGTTGAATAAACTTAGAAGTATTTCAGAAAATTCTACACCTGAAGATGTAATGTCTTCTTTAGGGATTGACGAATCTGCTTTGAATAGTATGATGCAAGATTTTGAAAATATGAAAGTCATACTCGAATACAAAAAAGATTCTAACAACGAGGATTTATCATACAACTACCCTAGTGATTCGGGGTTTGATTTAAGAGCTAATGAGGAAATTTATCTAGCTCCGTTTGGTAGAGCCTTAGTTCCGACAGGTATATATTTTAATATTCCCAAAAATTATGAAATCCAAGTTCGTCCTAAAAGTGGTTTGGCAATCAATAAAGGACTCACAGTTCTTAATACACCAGGAACCGTAGATGAGGGATACACTGGTGAAATCAAAGTTATTGTCATAAACATGGACAATATTTCACAAACAATTAAAAAAGGTGAAAAAGTAGCACAAGCAGTCCTTTGTCCTGTATTACCAGGTTCAAAAGTCAGTCTGACAAAAGTTGCAAGTTTTAATAATAAAGATAGAAATTCAAATGGTTTTGGCTCAACAGGAAATTAATTATGATTACAGTAGCATTTAGTACACGAAAAATTGACGAAAAATTCGTCCAAGAAATTAAAAATACTTCAGGTTTAAAAAACATAGAGGTATTACCTTATGAGAATAATGGTGAATACTCTTTAACTGAAATTTATAACAAAGCAATTCAGGACTCTTCGAACGAGATTGTTGTTTTGTGTCACGATGATATTATGTTCGATACCAAATCTTGGGCTAGAAAGTTGATTAAACATTTCGATGAATCGAATTTTGGTATTTTAGGTGTTGCTGGAACAACACATCTACCCGCATCAGGAAAATGGTGGGAGGATCCTTCTAAAATGGTTGGTATAGTTAACCATGAAAATGATGGTAAACGATGGGAATCGAAATATTGCAAAAATTGGGTCGGTGAGATTATTGAAACGGTTATTGTCGATGGAGTGTTCATTGCAATTCATAAGGAAAGAATTGCTGAAAAATTTGGGGCTGATATTGAAGGTTTCCATTTTTATGATTTGGATTTTTGTGTATCCAATTATCTAAAAAATGTGAAAATAGGAGTGATTTTTGACGTGAGAATTACACACAAATCAGTTGGGCAAACCAACAATCAATGGGAAACTAATCGTGAATATTTTATAGAAAAGTACGATGAAAACCTTCCGATTTTCATGAAACCTGAAATTATAGTAAATGAAAAAATCAACAAATTCAAAGTTCCGTCGGTACTATTACTTCAATCAACAGAGTTCAACAAAACAAAACTTTTCGTTGAAAAGGTTAAGTCGTTCAATCATGATTCGATAAAAATTGTTGTAATATCAAACGATAACAATTATGATGAATTGCAACAAATTCAAGGAGTTGAGGTTGTGGAGGGATTTTTTAATGACTTCCCAAAAAATTCTTCAATATTAAAATATCAAGATGAGATGTTGGAGGGTACTGAGTTGGTATACATATCAACCGATGAAGTAGACATACTTAACGACGTATTCTATAATCTTTCTGAAATTTACAGACAGGGTAAACGAGAATTTGGATGTGCATTCCCCTTATCTTTCGATGAAAGGAATAGTGTGCTATCAACTTCATTATACATAACTTTGAGTAAGCAAAACCACTTGGGATTACATCTTAATCATCAAAATTCTTTTTATAATTATTCTTTCGGAATTGTTAATAATCCCGTTGGTAATTTTGTTAATTTTATTTGTACAACACCGGCTAGTTTGAAATTGGTAGATTGGTTCAACATTAACTATGAACACAGTTTGTTTTTTAATGAATTTGCGATGATGTTATCGTCCCAAAAGAAAAAAGTCGTTGTGGACACAAATTCTTTGGTTATTCAAAATGGATTTTTGGCGGATTATTTCTTAGAAAGAACATTGTTGGATTTCAAAAATTTGAATCAATCGGTTCAAAATAATAAAGATTTACACCCGTTTATTACCCAACAAAAATGAAAGTAAAAATCATTTCAGGATATACCGATAAAGGTGGATCGACGGTTGCTTTTATAACCCTAACCAACTTTTTGAACGACAATGGAATTGATTGCACTTTATATGGAAACCAAGATTATCACTTAGATAAATGTAAATCTGACAAGATACAAAATCTTAAAATAGAAAAAGATGATAGACTCATCTACCATTTCACCCAAATAGAAACTCGTCCTGACGCGGAAGTTGTGGTATTATCTTGTCATGAAAAATGGTGGTTTCCTGTTGGAAAAATAAAAAAATACTTCGATAAGGTTATTTTCCTTCACCAACAACACCGTGAATATCACTCGGATTACACGGGTGACTTTGTGATTATCCCTAACTTGAAAGAAGATTTGAAAAAAAAGGATAAACCAGAAGTTTCAAAAGTTGCAGGAATAATTGGAACAATTGAAGAAAGAAAACAAACACACATTTCTATTATAAGAGCTAAAAAGGACAAGTGTGAGAAAATATATTTGTTTGGACATATCGGAGATGAAAATTACTTTAACAAGTTCGTTAAACCTCTTTTGAGTCCTGAAGTAGTTGTTTTTGGACATACTACAAACAAGCAAGACATGTATGATATGATAGGACGAGTTTATCACTCTTCAAAAGGTGAGGTTGCTTGTTTAGTCAAGGACGAATCTTATTTGACAGGTACAGAATTTTTCGGGAACGAAGAAACACAAAATGAAGTTTCAGAGCTATCCAACCAACAAGTTTTGGAATTGTGGAAAAAAGTTTTAAAATTATAATATGAATATACACGCACATATAATTGCATGGAATGAAGAAAAAATTCTTCCGTTTGTATTGGACTATTACTCAAGAATTTGTAGTAAAATTTTTGTCTACGATAATATGTCCACAGATTCTTCAGATGAAATATATCAAAAATATAATAAGGTAGAAGTTGTTAAGTGGGAAAGCGATGATTCCATGAATGATGACATGAATAGAAAAATTAAGTCTTTAGAATATCGCAACAGAAGTAGAAATCAAAACGTAGACTGGGTAATAACTTGTGATTGTGACGAAATTTTATATCACCCGAATCTGATTGAAAAACTACAAGAATATAAAGAAAAGGGTGTTCAAGTTCCAAAAATTGATGGAAGAGACATGTTTAGCAAAAAGTTTCCCGTATACGATGGTAGATTAATTACCGAATTAGTACAATACGGTTCCCATGAGACTTATGAACCAATGTCTAAAAATATAATATTCAATCCTAACGTAGATATGGTATTTGGTTTCGGTGCGCATCAATCAAATGCTCAGGATTATGTAATGTCAGAATCACCTGAATTGATGTTACTACACTACAAATATTTAGCCCCTGAATACGTTATAAAAAGATATGAAACCTTAGCATCTAGGCAATCGACGTTCAATCGTCAACATAATCTAAACACACACTACCGACTGAAAAACGCTGTCGAATATACTGCTTATCTGAATAAAAACGCAATTAAATTAATATGAATCTTTTATCCTCTTATATTTTTGTTCACAACCAAAATGTGATAGTTGATTACCTAAAATCTGACAAGTTTTCTGAACTTCCAAACTTAAGGTATGTTTTCGTAGGTTCAGGTGAGGTAGATAAAATAGAAAATTTACCTAATGTAATTATCGCCCGTAATCTACCGATTAATATAGAAGAATACCCAAAATGGACTTCATACACCGGTTGGTATGCTCTTTGGAAGAATGGACTTTTAGATTCCGAATATTCAATTATGTTTGAGTACGATATGAATATCAAAAAAGACGTTGCTGAATTTGTTGGGAAATTGTCTAAAACAAAAATGGATTTTATTGGATTTTTTCCCATGTCACTCCAAGAACCATGTTACGTTAAAGATAGAATTTGGAGTGATTTAATGATTAAAAAAATCAAAGAAATACATAATGTCGATATCGACGATATGTTGTCTAAACTCCCTTCCAATACTCTTTGGAGTGCCACAAGTAATACGACTTGGAGAACGGAATACTTGGTAGAATATTTGAAATGGTTCGAACCTGTATTTGAATCAATGAAAGACTTTCAATATGCAGGACATGCACATGAGAGGAGTCTTAGTTTTTTCTATTTTGCAACAAAAGGAAAAGTATTCATTACCAAGGATTATGTCGAACATTTTCAACTTAACTCACACGGTACATCCCCTTTGGAACCTAACCGATTCGAAAAATTTTATGAACAATTGAAATGAGAAACAAACGTTATTTAAGTTTTAGTCTTTGGGGAAAAGATCCAATTTATAGTATTGGTGCGATAAAAAACGCAGAACAATACAAATCTATTTATGAAGGTTGGGATATGGTTGTTTACTATAATAACACTGTATCACCCGCAATTGTGAGAAAATTAGAGTCTATGGGAGTCAAATGTATTGATATATCATCCATGGGGATATATGGAATGTTTTGGAGATTTTTAGCAGCAGATTTAGAAGATTGTGAGTATGCCATTTTTCGTGATACGGACTCAAGAGTTAGCGTCAGAGAAAAGTTGGCAGTTGACGAATGGATAAATAGTGGTAAAACTTTACATGTGATGAGAGATCATCCATACCATAGTGTACCTGCCGGAAATTTTGAACTTGGAATGTTAGGAGGGATGTGGGGAATCAAAGGTGGGGTTGTGAACCTAACAGAATTAATTCTTCAATATCCAAACGTATCAAGAAACACCTATGGAGACGATCAGAACTTTCTTAGAGTTATTTACCAAATGTTTCAGGAAGACAGGGTAACTCACGACGATTTTTTTGAGAAAAAACCATTCCCTCTCAAACGCGAAAATGGTAGATTTATCGGAGAGAGAATGAATATAAATGACGAACCCCTTACAGACGATTACAAATTAGTATTATGAAATTAGGAATAGCAATACCTGTAGGTAAAAAAGATGTGATATATTTGCCGAGAATATTAGATTCTTTAGCAGAATCAACCGTTCCACCTTCACAAGTTTCTTTGAGTATTTCGGGAATATCAAAATACCAACTACCAAAAGACTACGATTTCGAAATTATCATATCCCAAGTACATTATAATTTGGGTGCGGCTGCTAACAGAAACATAGCAGCAAATAACTTAGATACGGATATAATATCATTTATTGATGCAGATGACATGGCGCACATACAACGTAATGAATTTATAATGGAAGCATTACAATCATCAGACGTAGTTGTCCATGATTACCAAAAGTCATCATTCCCCGACTATAATTTCACAAGAAACCGATATGAAAATCCAACAATTCTAAAAAACTATTTGGACTTGGTTGTTGACAGTCACATTTACCCAACCAGTACTCAAGGACATCTTGATTTTACTTGTGGACACGTATCGGTTAAAAAATCTATATTTGAAAGTTTTAAATTTGACGAGACAAAGTATTTTACCGAAGATGCTTATTACTTAAGAAATTTGGTTTTACAAAATATATTTCCTACCTTAATTACTAACAAACTGTCAAACTATATTAAACATGGATTTTAACAAAAAGATATTTTGTTTTTGGATGAATCACGGGGACTTACCTGAAGTTAGAAAAAAAAACTTAGAATTACTTTCACTCAATTGTGGTGTCCCTGTAGTACTGATTACAAAATATAATCTGAATGATTGGGTTATTGGAGATGATCCATTACATCCATCTTTTGAATTTTTATCTGAAGTCCACAAAAGTGATTATCTGAGATGTTATTTTATGCACCATTACGGGGGTGGGTATAGTGACATAAAAAACGTACAGGGTTCTTGGATAGGATTTTTCAACTTTTTGGAGTCAACCGATAAGTTTGACGTAGTAGGATATCAAGAAAAACATCCTGATCACATTGCGAACACGATGTTAGATGATTTCGAACCATTCGATAACACAGAACTCAAAAAAAATTACAACTTATTAATTGGTTGCGGAGCGTTTATTTGTAAATCAAAAACATCTTTTACACAGGAATGGTTTCAATTAGTCAACCAAAAATTATCACAATACTATAATTTGTTGAAATCAAATCCTGCTCAACACCCAAGAGACCACAAAAAACCAGATACTATGTCACCCTCAAATTATCCATTATATTGGAGTGCTATTTTGGGTAATATATTTCACCCTTTGTCTTTTAAACACCGTGACAGAATTATAAGAGAACTACACTACCCAATTATGTCAAATTATCAGTAACATGAAATTTTTTAACGTTGATTTACACATTTCAGTTATTGCTGATATGAAAAAAATATTCGGAGATTTAGGACATAAAGTTTTTGACATGTCTTTATCCGATCATACTTGGGTTTTTAACAGACGAAAAGACTCAATACCGATGTTGGATAATGGTAGGTGGATGTCAATATCTGCAGAAGATTATCAGGATGAATTTTTTTCTAATTTCGGCACAAAACTTAATTCGTTTGATGCGTTTATAGTCACTTACCCACCAACATTTGTCAATTTGTATAAAAACTTTGACAAGCCAATAATCGTGAATATTCCAATCCGTTATGAGTGGCCTTTCTCATTTAAAGAAGATTCATGGAAAAAAACTAACGATTTTATACAAAGTGGTTATAAAAACGGACAGATAATTTTAGTTGCAAATAACCTATACGATAAATTCTATACGGAACAATTTTTAGATGTTGAGGTGCAACATATACCAAGTATTTGTGACTATAATGGTGAATTTTATAAACAAGATACAAATAAATTTATTTACTACAGTAAAGAAAAATTAACAGAAATAAATTCTGAAAACTTTATATTCAAGTCCGATTTGGGTAATCACAAATACAAGGAATTAATATCACATAAGGGAATCGTACATTTCCCGTACTGTCCCTCTTACATGTCTGTTTTTGAACAATACACATCAAACGTACCACTTCTATTCCCAACTCAAGAATTTCTTTTGAAAATGTTTCAAAAGGGTTATAAAGTTATGGAAGAATCTTCATGGTACTACATGAACCAAATGGGTAACAAATCAATTATTCCAACAAGATTTGGTATCGATCCGAATGATTTCAAAAGTGAAGAAGTTATAAAAAAATGGATATCCCTTTCAGACTTTTATGATGTGGATTGGATGCCACATATAACTTATTTCGATAGTTTTGAGGATTTGAATAATATCATTCAAGATTTTGACGGTAATTCTATTTCTAAAAAAATGAAAGAGTTTAATATTGTAAAAAAACAACAGGTTTATAAACTTTGGGAAAATTTATTGAATAACATAAAATGAAAAAAATTTTAGTTTTAGGTTCTGAGGGTTTAGTTGGTTCGGCTTTAAAAAAACAACTTGGTGAAAACCATGTTTATCACAAAAGGAATGAAGTAGACTTAACCGATAGAACAAAAACATTGGACTATATAACGCACCATGTCAAGAGAAATGGTGTTGACACAATAATAAACTGTGCCGCTAGAGTCGGAGGTGTACAGGCGAATATGAAAAACAACACAGGGTTTTTTATAGATAATTTTATTCTGAACAATAACGTTATCGAATCTGCATTTAGGAATGAAATACCGAATTTCGTTAATCTTTTATCTACCTGTATTTTTCCCGATAAAGAGGTTACATATCCATTGACACCCGATCAGATAGATAATGGAGCACCTCATTTTACGAACTACGGATATTCATATGCAAAAAGATTAGCAGGATATGAAATGAAAATTGTCAAAAATGTTTTGAAATCAAATTGGGTTTCAGTTATACCAACAAACGTTTACGGTATGAACGATAACTTCCATTTAGAAGATGGACATATGGTACCTGCGATGATTCATCGAGCATTCTTGGCAAAAAAAAATCAAGAAAAAATGTTGGTTTGGGGCGACGGCTCACCTCTTCGTCAATTAATTTACTCCGAAGATTTGGCAAAACTTATTTTGTGGTCGATGGATAATTGGAAGAGTGATGACGCATTTATGGCAATCAATCCCGAAGAAGTTACAATATTAGAAACCGCAAAAACAATATGTAAGTCAATGGGTGTTGATGGGGATAATTTAATCTTTGACGATACAAAACCTCGTGGACAATTCAGAAAACCCGCAATTTCAAACGCACCTGAAGACTTTAAGTTTACAAGTCTTAAAGATGGAATTACAGAAACCGTAAAATGGTTCAATGAAAATTACCCAAATATTAGAAAGTGATGGAAAAAATAGATTTAGTTAAAGACACCATTGATACCCAAGATATCGAAAAGTTAATTGATTGGTTAAGAACCAATCCAAGATTAACAAAAGGACAACTTAATGTCGAGTTTGAAAAGAAATGGTCTGAATGGCTCGGAGTAAAATATTCTGTGTTTGTGAATTCAGGTTCATCTGCCAATTTAGCTGCAGTATACTCTTTATTACTTTCAGGTAAATTGAAAAATAACAAAATCGTAGTTCCTGCAGTATCATGGGTAACAACAGTCACACCTGCAGTGCAACTTGGTATGATACCAATAATGTGTGAATGTGATGAAGACAATTTGGGTTTGAACATCGATTACCTAAAAAAAATAATTAAGGAGGAAAACCCTGCTGCCATAATTTTAGTTCATGTGCTTGGATTCCCAAATCATATGAACGAGATTATGGAATTGTGTAATCAACACGATATACTTTTGATTGAAGACACTTGCGAATCAACGGGTTCACTATACGACGGAAAAAAACTCGGAACCTTTGGTGACTTGTCTACTTTCTCTTTTTACTTTGGACATCATATGTCCACGATAGAAGGTGGTATGATATCCACAAATTCAGAGGAACTTTATCACATCTTATTGTCAATACGCTCACACGGATGGGATAGAGACTTACCAATCGAAAAACAAAAACAACTCCGTGATAAATACGGTATTGGAGATTTCAGAGCATTGTATACCTTTTACTACCCTGGTTTCAATTTAAGAGCAACAGATTTACAAGCGTTCATTGGTTTACAACAATTGGAAAAATTGGATACTATTGTGTATAATAGAAACAAAAATTATCTAAAATACCATAATGAAATCAAAACTAACGGTTGGAAAATCAAACCTCCAACACACTCATTGATTTCGAATTTCTCGTACCCTATTATAACTGAAAACATCAAAGAACTAACAAAAGAATTGATGGACAATAATATTGAGTGTCGTCCTTTAATTTGTGGTTCAATTAATGAACATCCATTTTGGTATGAAAGATATGAGAAAATTGAACTTCCAATAGCAAAACGAGTTCACGAGTACGGTATGTATATTCCAAACAACCATCTAATGACAGAAGAAGAATTAAATAGAGTAATTACAATAGTTAATAAACACGTATGAAAAAAGCACTTATAACAGGTATTAACGGACAAGATGGTAGCTATCTTGCAGAGTTTTTATTACAGAAAGGTTATGAAGTTCATGGAACTCTAAAACGTAACTCTGTTTCTGAAAATCAAACCTTCAGATTAAATACTGTATACGAACAAATCAAATCAAACTTACACTACGCGGATATGACTGATTTATCATCTTTGGTTAATACTATACAAAAAGTACAACCCGATGAAATTTACAACCTTGCGGCTCAGTCACACGTGAGAATTTCTTTCGATCAACCAATATACACTGCTCAGGTGACTGGTGTAGGTACTTTGAATCTTTTGGAAGCGGTAAGACTAATCAAACCAAATACAAAAGTGTATCAGGCATCGTCATCTGAAATGTTTGGAAACTCCATCGATACCGATGGATTTCAAAGAGAAACAACCCCTCTTAATCCAGTTTCACCTTATGGATGTGCCAAAGTTTATTCATACAACATATGTAGAAACTATAGAAACTCATACAATATGTTTGTCTCCAATGGTATACTATTTAACCATGAATCGCCAAGAAGAGGCACAAACTTCGTAACAAATAAAGTGGCAAAAGAAGCCGTGAAAATCAAACTTGGACTGTCTAACGAGCTAAAGTTGGGTAACTTAGAAGCAACACGAGATTGGGGACACGCCAAAGATTATGTGGAGGCTATGTGGTTGATATTACAACAAGAAAATCCCGATGACTTTGTATGTTCAACAGGAATCTCACACTCCGTTAGGGATTTGTGTGAATATGTATTTTCAAGTTTAGATTTGAATTATCAGGATTTCGTTACTTTGGATGAAAAGTTTTTACGTCCAGAGGAACTTAATGATTTAAAAGGAGACAATACAAAACTTTGTAAAGAAACCGGATGGACTCCAACTTACACTTTCGAGAGTATGTTGGATGAAATGGTTGAATATTGGATGGATTATTACAAAAAAAAATAGTATGGAAAAACCATTAATAAAAAATGTAAGTGAGTGTGAAGGATGCCATGTACCAAAAGGGTGGGGACATGAAATCATATTCGAAAACAACGAACTATATTGTGGTAAACTTTTAGTATTCAAGAAGGGTGCTAGTTTTTCAATGCACTACCATATGATTAAAGATGAAACTTGGTATGTACAAGAAGGTGAATTCATATACAGATGGATTAATACAGAAACCGCTGAAGTGATACAAGAGACATTAGTTGTTGGTGATACTGTAAGACAACGTCCAGGACAACCACACCAACTCCAAGCATTGACTGATGGTACAATCTACGAGGTATCCACAACACATTTCGATTCAGATTCTTACCGAGTTTGGAAAGGTGATAGTCAAAGCTGATGTTAGTTCCGTACCCAAAAAAAGTTTGGATTAATGGTACCTTCGATGTACTACATTTGGGACATTTACGAATGTTTGAATTTGCATCAAGATTTGGTGAATTACACGTAGGTATTGATAGTGATGAACGAGTAAAACTACTGAAAGGTGAATCCCGACCCTTTAATAATTTGTCAGACAGAATTGAATTTCTGAAAAACATAAAAAACATCCATAATGTTTATAGTTTTGGAACTGACGAATCTTTAGAAAATTTGATGCAGAGTCTTAATCTTGACTATATGGTTATTGGTAGTGACTATAAGGGAAAAAAAATAATAGGTTCACAATATGTCAAAAAGATAATATTCTTTGAAAGAATAGAAGAATACTCCACAACAAAGATTTTGAACAATGAGAATATTAGTAATCGGCGAACTCTGTGAGGATAAGTTCATATACTGTAAAGTTGAACGTATATCTCCCGAAGCGCCAGTACCCGTCTTGAATCCAATTACGACAGTAACAAATTTAGGGATGGCGGGAAATGTCTATAACAATTTGAAAACTCTTTGTCCTGAATCAGAAATTGATTTCTATCATCAAAAAGAGAAAATTACTAAGACTAGATTTGTGGAACAAAAATCAAATCATATGTTTTTGAGATATGATGAGGGTGAGACAAATATAGAAAAATTCAATCAAAAAATATTAGATAAAAAAACTTTGAAAGGCTACGATTTTGTCGTGGTGAGTGATTACAATAAAGGGTTTCTCTCACAAGATGATTTATACTACATTTCAAAAAATTCAAAAATGTCTTTTTTGGATTCGAAAAAAATTCTCGAACATAAAAAAGTTAAAAGTTTTACTTTTATAAAGATGAACAAACAGGAATCTGAAAATAACCATTCAATCTTAAAAAATCTTGATGTCTTGATTACATTAGGGAAGGACGGAGTAAAGTATAAGAAACAATTTTATCCATCCCCAAAACCTCAAGAAACTATAGACGTTAGTGGTGCAGGTGATACCTTTATTTCATCATTTGCTTGTCACTATTTTCTATACAAAGATGTTGAAAAATCAATTAACTTTGCAAATGAAGTTTCATCCGAAGTTGTTTCCAAAAGAGGTGTCGCTTTACCAAGTAAAAAATTAATATAAATGAAAATAGCAATTGATATAAACGGCGTAGTAAGAGATACTTTGGGTAAGGCGGAACAGGTTTACAAAAAGTTTTTTATTGATGATTACGTTAGTGAAGAAGGTGAGGAATCTTTCGAATACTCTTTAAACTTACCTATATCGTCCACAACACTGTCCAACCATTTTGCATTCCCAACAGAAGAATCTTTTTACGATTTCTTTTATGTGGATTTTCCCATGGAGATTTTTGGACATGCACCTTCAGTCAGTGGAAACACATTCAACAATTTGGATGAAATTTATAAATCTTTGAGGGATAGTCATGAAGTTTATATTATTTCAGAGGAAATGGAAAGGAGTAAACCCGCAACCTTGTTTTTTCTTGCCAAATATGGTTGTTTGGTTGAGAACATCAAATTTTATTCTAAACTCACACAAGAATCATTGTGGGACAATTTTGATATTATTCTTACCGCAAACCCTGATTTGATAAATAACGCAAAAAAAGATACACAAATCGTAAAATTTAACAAACTTTATAATAGTGATGTCAACTCAAAACTATCGATAGATACTTTGGAGGAATTTGTACCATCCATTAAAAATTTTATAGAAAATGCAAATGTTTAAAGTATTCGGAGAAACTTACTACTTGGATTTAAACGAGTTAGAAAAAAAAACAGAATCAAATCATCAAAATACAAATGATATGGAAAACAACAGTGATTCTGAAAAAACAATAAGCCCCATAAAATTTGAAATTGTAAAAACTATGGTGGAGGTTGTTATGTCAGAGCAGGAACCGATAGATGAAATGCTGTCAAATAAATCAAGAGAAGTAAGTATTCCCTTTAAGATTGCTTTTAATACATTATTAGTTAATAATATTATTCAAAATATTTAATCCAAAATGAGTCAAGAACTACAAGAAAAAATTCTCAATTCCATTGAGATATTGAAGAAAAATGAAAACAAAATTTTCTTTTTAACCCAAGATACTAAAGGAAACGCTAAGGCGGGTATCAAACACATTTACGACATGGCAATGTCATTGAAGAATAGTGGATTCAATCCGATTATCCTACACGAAAAAAAAGAATATGATGGTGTTGCTGATTGGTTAGGAGAAGAATATATGACTGAATTACCACACCAAAATATAGAAGAACAGAAACTCCAAGTATCACCAGAAGATATTTTAATAATTCCCGAACTTTTTGCACATGCTCTCGAACAAGTTTCCAATCTACCATGTGCTAAAATTGTACTGTGCCAATCGTATGATTACTCCTTAGAGACTTTAGCACCTGGTTCAACTTGGATTCAATTCGGAACATACAAAGCAATAACAACTTCTGAGACTCAAAAAAATTATTTACAGTCAATCTTCAAAAGTGTATCTATAGATGTAATTGAACCAATAATTTATAAAGGTTTCAGTAAGAAACAAAAACCCCCATTACCTGTTGTAACAATTCACACTAGAGACCAAAGAGACACTGCTAAAATTGTAAAAACATTTTATTTGAAATATCCACAATACCGTTGGATTACTTTCAGAGACATGAGAGGTTTAACTCTTGAAGAATTCGCACAGAATCTTAAAGAAAGTTTTGTTTCAGTTTGGGTAGATGACACGTCAGCTTTTGGGTCATTCCCATTGGAATCTATGTTGTCAGGCACACCAGTCATTGGGAAAATTCCACATCTACGTCCTGAATGGATGAGTGAAACAAACGGTGTTTGGACTACAGAATATTTGGACATTGTAGATACCTTAGCAGAATTCACACAAAATTGGTTGGAAGATAACATTTCGGAGGAGTTGTATACTTCGGGACATGAAACCGCTGTCAAATATATTGATTACGAAAAGTTTAATAAAGATGTCTTCCATAAATTCAACGAATATAATCAACTCAGATTACAAAATTTTGAGTCACAAGTAGAAAAAATTAAAAACGAATCAGAACAATGAAAAAGATAGACGTATCAGTAATTTTACCAATTAGTAGTTCAAAATCTAAAGACTTTGAAAGTTACTTTACTAAGGCAATTCTGTCAGTAAAAAATCAGTCAGTAGACATAAATGAATTAGTAATTGTCCATTCAAACGAAGAAAGTTTGAAAAACTACCTTTCAAACTTTGACTTCAGTGGGTTGACTGTCAATATTGTTAAAAACGAAGGAGATTTTTCATACGCCAATCAAATAAAAGTTGGCGTAGAAAACTCCAAATCTAGTTGGGTTTCTTTCTATGAGTTCGACGATGAGTATTCTTCTATTTGGTTCAAAAATGTTGCAGAATATATGGAAGCATATACCGACATTGATGGATTTTTACCTTTGGTGGTAGACGTGGATGATAAAGGTACTTTCGCAGGTTTTACCAACGAAGCAACTTTTGCCGCTAGTATGACTTCAGAAATTGGATACCTTACAAACGAAATGTTGTTGGCTTATCAAAATTTCCAATCCAGTGGAATGGTAATAAGAAAAAGTACAATAGAAGAGTTTGGGTCTTTCAAACCATCATTCAAGTTAACGTTTGTTTATGAACTTTTACTGAGACTTACTTACAACTCAGCTAAAATTATGACAATCCCAAAAATTGGATACAAGCACACCAACATGAGAGAAGGTTCGATTTTTTGGAACTATAAAAATAACACAGCAAAAATGTCCGATGACGAAGTCAAATTTTGGATTGAGTCGGCTAAAAAAGAATATTTTTTCATTGATGACAGGGGAATAAAATATCAACCTGAAAATGATTAATGACTTTGGACGTAATAAGTGGGAGTTCAATAAATTTAATTGAACAGTCTGAAATAAAAAAACGAGGACGTAAACCAACAAACAACAACTATTTTGATGTCAGGGAAGAAGAGGCGGTTAGAATGTTTCTAACCGCTCAAACTTCTACTGAAAAAAATCAAATTTACAATGAGTTTCTGAAAGCTCCTTTGGACAAAATGATTGAGTCTATTATTCGTAGGTACAAACTTTACAGAAAGGATATGGACTTTATCGAAATTCACCATGATACGCATTCTTTTTTGATAACTAAAGTAGACAAGTTCAAACCCGACAAGAATAAAAAAGCATATTCTTACTTTGGTACTATTTGTAAGAACTATTTGATGGGACAAATCATCAAAGACCAAAAGGAAACAAATAGAAAAATATCCTACGAGGATATTTCATCTTCATTAGAAAATCGTCCTGATATGATTTATTATTTGGAATTTGAGAAAGTAGAACCTGAACAAATAATAAATCAATTTATAAAAGATTTGAAAGAGTTCATATCGACAAACGACTTAAATTCTAATGAACGTAAATTGGGGCAGGCACTAATAGATTTATTTGAGAATTACAACGAAATTTTTATTGGAAATGACAATAACAAATTCAATAAAAATATAATTCTTCTTTCTCTAAGGGAGATGACAAACATGACTACAAAAGAAATAAGAAGTGCATTGAAAAAATATAAAAGTTTGTACTTTGAATTGATGAAAAAGTTCACCGATTCATAAAATAGTTCTATAAATATTTATAAGATATGCCACGTCCTAAGAAAAAAGAAATTGTTTTAAACAAAGATTCAGTGTTGAGTCTTATGCAAGAAATCTACAACGAACTTGTGGAACAAAGAGCAACTGCAATCAGAATTCAGAACAAATTGATTGCAATGATGAACAATTCAAAAGACATGCCAGCAATTTCGGGTATCTTGAAGGAGCAACAAAAAATTATTAACGAGACTATCGAAAAAAAGTTAACCTTATCTAAATTGCAATCATCCATATGGGAAAAATCTCAAAACAACCAACAAGAAGATTTTTCTTTGTCAGATATGGACGAGGATATGTTACAGACTTTAATCAATAAAGATTTGGAAAATGAAGATAACGGTGGTTATAAACTAAACAAATAAGTTTAACCATGCCAGTAGATAGGAAAACCAAGTTAAAAAAAATAAAAGCTAAAGTTTCGGCTTACAAAAAAACTAACAAAGCCAAACAAGAGGAGATTCAATCAAAATTTGATGCTTTCGGTGATAACGCAGAACAATTTAATGCGAAGATTCAAAAAAAACTATCCGATTTTAATGACGCAACCAAAAAGTTTTCACAAAACCAATCGGGACAAGGTCCAAACAGTTTAGATGAGCTTTTAGAGTTATTCAAGTTAACGGAGGGTTCAGGTACATCCACCATGAGTTTTTTGACAAAAAGATTCATACGAGCAGCAAACAGAACAATAGACAAATTAAAAACTATTTTAGTAGAAGAAACTATCAGTTCATTGGGTTGTAGCCAAGAACAGTCATTTCCAACGACATCGCCCGTATATTATATTAGAATTCCGGCTATAGATTTATTTTCAATTCTCAAAGAAGACCCCGATACACAAGTTGGTAAATTACTATACGAAAAAAAAGACTATTCGTTAGGGGTATATCCGTATTCGATGAATCGTCAGTTGTATCATAGAATACAAGACCCGTCTCAATCATTTCTTACAGAATATTCTAACTACTATGTGGGTAGTTCTACACAACCACTCTTCGATATTGAATACTCTTCGACAGACGGAGTCGGTAATGTTGGTGACTTTTACAAAATAACTCTTAGGAACAGATTTGGCAATTCAAACAGAATTGGAGATTTTTTGGTTGATTATTATTCAAGTATAAATCTTTTTGATGTACACGAGTTGTATGGTAAAGTTATGGAGGCACTTACAGGTGCTATTTCCATGAAGGTTAACACTGGTGCCGATACAACGAGAGATCAAACAACATTCGAAAGAATATTACAAAGAATTTTGGGTTTGTGTTTCGATACTACAAAAGAAATTGATGTCAGTGGAATTGCAAAATTATCTGTTGATTTAATTGATGAATCATTTTTTGAAATGAGTGAAATTGATTTAAGAATTATAGACGATAGGATAAATAATATACAACAAAGAGTTACGGAGTTTGAAGATTGTGACAACGTAAAATTACCTGTACAAGTTGATGATATGTTAACTCTTATTACTAGAATCCTCAACTCAAATAATTTATCTCAGGAAGACGCGGCAGCTGAGAGTATGTTGAACGAAATGGTTAATGAATGGAAACTTTTATTACCTAATGTAAACATACAACTAAAAGTTCAAGAAGACTTTTTGAAAATTTTACCAAAAGCAGTTCTAACTACAGTATTATCCCCAAAAAATATATTACCTCTAATTCTTTTATCAAAAGTGTTGGGTGATAACCTTTCAGATTTTGTGGACTCATTAGAAGATTTTGCAAAAAAATATAAAAATTACTTGATACAAGTACAAAGTAGAATTTACGCAATATATTTAGAAGAATTATATTTAATTATTAAAAAAGATTTTCTCCTTTTGGTTCAAAGTATCATAAGAGATATTGGTGTTGAAAGAACACAAAAAAGGAATCGGATGATTTTGACGATTGTTGAAACTTTATTAGTTGTAGTCCAAGGTGTTATTGATTATCGACGATGTAACAGTCTTTTAGATGAATTGTTAGCTCTTTTAAACATAGCCGGTCGTTCAACAATACAAGGACCTCAAGGTGATATACCATTACCTTTCTTATTTCCAAGTAGTACCGATCAATTACAAGGAATGTCTGCAACAAGAATTTTTGCAAATGTAATTGAGGAATATGAATCCGTAGGAATTCCAACGGGGGATTATCCTGGTGGTTTTCCTAACGTGGGTTTACAATCCGATTTCGCAAAAGCAAGGGCACATTTGAGGGAGCAGGATGAGAATGGAAAATTAGAAGTTGGTATACCTCCGACTGCAGTAGTACCTTTGGGTTCAGGTGCACTATCAACGGTGCCTCAACGTGGAGGTGGTAAACTTATATAATATGGAAACTAAAGATTTCGATAAAATAAAAAAAATTGTTGATGATTTTAAAAATCATTCAAATAACGATTTGATTCATGCGATGAATACACTACAAAAAGATTTCGATGAAACAAAAGAAATGTTAATCAAATTATCTTTTCATTTAGATGCCACAGAATCTTTGTATAATAATATTTTAAAAGAGTATCAAAAAAGAACAAAATCGTAATCATGGATTCTATTTCTAAACTACCACCTAATTTTAGACAAATTATTTTTCCTGGTGTTGTAATTGACAACCAAGATCCATGGATGTTGGGTAGGATTAGAGTGCAACCAGAGGCGGAATATTTTGAAAATATCAAAAAATCTTTTCCCGATTTTGATGAAAAAAAAGATCAGTGGGCAAAACGGGATCCGTTTGTTGTACTACCCTTATTACCGTATTTTGTTTTCCAAGTTCCTCGTGTGGGTGAATATGTTCACATTATTTACCAAGATCCTTCCTACCAATCTACAAAAAATAGGTTTTATGTACAGGGACCTTTTTCAACACCTAACAATTCAACCAATGAAGAATTTCAAAGCGCCAAGACTTGGTTGGATGATGGTTCACAAAACTTACCCCCACAACCTCTTAAAAATTCACAATTTCAATTAAATTTTGGAAATACTCAACCCCCTTCTAGAATTCCTTACAGTAATGAATCAAGTACCGGGGTTTATCCTGAGCCAGGTGATAACGCATTACAGGGAAGATTCAACTCAGATTTAATTTTAAAAGAGAACGAATTATTATTACGTGCCGGTAAAATTGTAGGTACATCTCTTAGAAGAAATACATTACCTGTAGGAAATATTAATAGAGCCTTTTTACAATTATCGAATTTTGGTGAAACCACCATTGTAGGAGAACCCAAAAAAAGATTAAGATTTGTTGAACAAAACACATACTGTAAAAAATTAGTTGAGTATCAATTGGATAATCCAGACAACACCCAAAATAGTTTTACAGGTAGAATTTATCTTTATAATCTAAAACAGGAAGAAAAAGTATTAACTAACAATTTTGTAGTGGATACGGATTTGAGTGATTATGTTTCACTACAATTAGTAGTCCCTTTTGTTGCATTGACTATTCAAGAGGTAATAGACACAGTTAATTCTTTTATCAAAGAAGTAAATAACGGATTGATTGAAAGTACAAATACCCCGATTACTAATCAATTTCCGTTTTATTTCCGTCCTACCCTTAGTACTTATGAGTACATCAAAAACATTACAATCCAAAACGGTTTCAGTGGTACTTTGAATGTGGCAAACATGATGTCACAAATTAAATTGAATGTAACTGACGCATCAGAGGGTTATGACTTAGTCTATGAAAAGGACTCTATAGGGGTACCAACTCAGTCTGTTTTGGAGGTGGAAGATAACATAACAAAAACAACACAATTACAGACTGTTGGTTTTTTTGGTGGAGATACTTTGTTTTTACTTTCAAACACCAGTGAAGGTAGTGGTAACAAAAAAGTTGATTTATCCAATACACTATACGGTATACCTGAATCATCACTAAATGATTTGACAAAAAATACATCTTCGATGGTGAGGGGTGAAGAACTGTTAGAATTAATGAATCAGGTTGTTAATTATGTTGTACTACACGTACACCCTTACCACGGACAACCTCCACTACCAACCGCGGTTGATGGTACTTCATCGGTACCAGATTTATTAGCGAAATTACAAAGAGCACAACAAACAGTACTGAACGCGAAAATTCGAATTAACTAATGTTAGATATCTACGTCCCAACAATTGACGGACATAATGGTTGTTGTTTCAGAGAGATTTTAAAAATTTGGGAGCAAAATAGTTGGGTAAAATTACACCCAATAGAAAAAGAAGAATTCAATCGTGACTTGATTGGTTCTTATATAGAAAGTTATATTTGGATTGGGGGACTCGGTGGTTATTTACTATACGATAGACCGACATGGGACACACGTATAAAGTTTGGATTTCAAAAATGTTTGATGGCAAATCAGTTTGTACCCTTCAAAGGGGCTTACAGATGGACTTTTTGGGCAACACACCCAACCACATATGAACGTTTACGTTCAGAAGGCATAAAATCATATGATGAACGTCCTTATACGAGTATATTTTACGGGAGTGGAAAAAAAAGAGGTAATCGTAAAGAAGAATGGAGTGAAGTGATAGAAAACTTTAGTTTGGGAGAGACACTCCCCCTGCCATATGAAGATTATATAAGATTTATATCCCAACATAAATTTGGTTTATCCTTGACAGGTGTAGGTCCAAAATGTTTACGAGATATCGAATATATGGGTATGGGAGTTGTACCCCTTTTTACCCGTGAAGTTAGTGTTGAATATTTCAATAAATTGGAACAGAATGTTCATTATCTATTGGTTGATGATATTCACCACGCAAAGTATGTAATCGAAAATACCACACAAGAGGAATGGGAATATGTATCATCAAATGTTGTGAAGTGGTATGAAGAGAATGCAACCCCCGAATCAATATTCAAATTAACAAAAAAAATCCTATACGAGATAGATTGAATTTCTATTTCCTAACTTTTGATATTTATTATAAAAGTTTGTAATGTCAATTTTCCGATCTTATTTCAATAGAAATAACACAATCATATCAAATTCATACACTAACACAGGTAGAAACCCTGTGACTGAGCTTTTTTATGGCGGTGTTCAAGATTTGACTTCACCTATAGGGTTTAGCCGTTTTATTTTTGATATTGATTTATCACAACTAAGACAATTGTATTACAATGGTACCATATCTACAGGATGTAGTAGAAGTGCTAGTCACACACTAAAAATGACAAACACATCGGCATTTGATACTGAACTTTTGAATTCTATGACTTCAGAAGGAAGACGAAGAGCAACATCATTCGACTTAATACTTTTTAGAATTCCTGTTTCAGGTTGCACAGGATCGGGACAGACTTGGGATGAGGGTGTTGGGTATGATTACTACAATTCCGCAACGAATTTGAATTCGAGTAACGGTTCTACTATATCTTTAGCCCTTGAAACTGATAAAAGTTTTTCTACTCGTCCATCGAATTGGTATCAATCTGAAACAATCTCGAATTGGGGACAACCTGGAATATATGATAATACAAATTCTAATTCAGGAAATACCTGTTTTAACTATTCCGGTCTTACAATTGTGGCAACACAACATTTTGAATTTGGAAATGAAAACATAGAGTTTGATATGACAAATGAAATAAATGAAGTTATCACGGGTAATACTTCCGGTTTCACAGGTTGGGGAATTGCCTATGTTCCCGAAATTGAAAACATTTCAGGACTCACAGAAAATTATTCAGTTGGTTTTTTCACAAGACATACTCAAACGTTCTATGAACCATTTTTAGAAACGAATTACGATGATTTGATATTGGATGACAGAAATTCATTTTATCAAAACAAAGTTAATCATTTATACCTGTATTCTTACATAAATGGACAACCAACAAACTTCGACAATTTACCAATTGTAAACATATTGAATTCCAATGAAGAATATTTGGGTAGTTCATACACTGGACTATCTACCTGCCTAATCACTGAAGGTGTCTACGAGGTTACTGTACCGATTATTACAGGACAGACGACTCCATGTATGTTTTACGATCAATGGAGTGGTATAACAATAAATGGTGTTGAAGTAGGTTTAATAACAAACGAATTTGTAATACAACAAAGTTCAGGATACTACCAAATAGGTTCATCAACTAAAGACCCATCGATTTATGGTTTTGATTTTTCAGGTATCAAGCAAAATGAAAAAATTCTGAACACTGATGTGAGAAAAGTTAATGTAACAATCAAAAAAGCTTACTCACCAAATGAAGTGTTGAACGATGTACAGGCGTACTACAGAGTATATGTACGTGAAGGCGCTAATACTGAGGTTCAAGTACAAGATTGGACTAGAATAAATAGAACTCCAGATGCCTACTACTTTATATTCGACACAAGAGACAAAGTACCGAATCAATATTACGTAGACATAAAAGTACTTTCTGATTACGAAACAAATACTTATAAAAGAGAATTAACCTTCCAAATAGTTAACAAAATATGAACACCCCGTTAAAAAAAATTATACACAAAGTTCTTAAGGAAAGTTACACAGAAAACTATATGTTTTTTAGTAACTTAAAACAAATGAGAAGACAAATAGATATGATGTTGGAAATGGATCCGAACATGATTGAAGAAATTTTACAGGGAGGACATGATTGGGCGGATGATCACATTTCTGAGGCAAAAACAAATATGGATCAGGTTTTTGATTTTTTCAAAAACGAAATGGAAAAACAATCCCAATATGTCGATTACGTCCAAATTGATGAAGGTAAGAAAAAAAAGAAAAAGAAAAAAAACACTTTATGTTCACGTGGTATTAATTCTGCCAAAGCAAAGTATGATGTATATCCAAGTGCCTATGCTAACGGACATGCAGTGCAAGTATGTAAAGGACAAGTGGCGGGTTTAGATGGTGAAAAAAGATGTTCAGGAAAATATTGTTCAGGTAAAAACTAATTTGTACATTAGCAAAAAATTTCACAATGAACCAAATTACTTACACTCTTTCTGAAAACAATGAAATAGTAATGGAAACTCAAGCTTCTTCTGTTGACAGTGCCGTTGATTACTTTATGGAAATGAAACCAGACTTTTACAGTAACTTTCAAAAATACTCGGTAGGATTGAAGTCCTTGAAAAAAAATTAATCTTTTTTCTTTTTGTCGGCAGTTTCCATCTGTTTAACAACTTTTCGTGCCCAAGCATAACCAGCATCACCACCCCATAATAACCAAGCAACATAACCCTTGTCTTTCCAAGGAGTTCCCTTGTTATCAGAATCTATCGACTTGTTCTTTTCATGTCTATCAAAAAAAGCCTTCATCCTCTTAACGGTAGAAGGAGACATTGATGTTCTATTTTTGAGATTAACAGCTCTTTGTACACCTGAACCCAAATTTTTTGTTTCACCACTTCTATTAGACGCCGCAGCTTGTGAAGGTGTCAAACCACCTTTACCTCCCGCCTTTTTTCTATATTCCAAACCTTTACTAGCTTGATTTGCAACAGATACAGGTGGTACAAAATTAATATGTGAGTACTTACCACCTTCGGATTCAGTCAAGTATTCGGAACTTTTACAAAACTTTTCAGCTATCGAAATACTTTTCGGGTGATTCAACATGTCGAAGTAGTAAAGTTCACAATAATGATTAGAATTTTCGTTTAGATTTTTGGATATGGATAAATTATCGTCTTTCTCAAAAAAACCTATGTAATTACCATAGTTTGATTTTGTAACACTTACCTTTCTTGAGGTCTCACTTAATCTATCACCGTCTGAAACGGAGGATAAAGGTGGACTTATTAAGAATTTTTTATTAATCCAGTTTCTTAATTCATTCTCAACAAAAAAATCAGGTACTACTTCATCATCTGGTTGACTACTTACCACATTCGAGATGTATTCTGCGAATTCTATTTTCGATTCTTCATTCATCAAATGCATTAATCCATCACCTATGAAAAAAATTCTACTGAAGGGGTCTGTTGCACTTATCTCTCCCTCAACTAAATTGAATAACTTCAGAATAGTTTTTGCCCACCAAGTTTTGTAAGATGATGTTTCTTTCAACGTAGGTGATATAATTTTATTAGCGGCTCTAAGTGCGGATCCGAAAAACCCTGCAAATGCAATCTGAGGTATAAACCAAGGAAGTAACCTTATAAGTGCCTTCACACCACCTTCACCAATGTGTATACCTAATCTTTTATTTGTTGCCGATGAAATTATAGATCTTAATTGTCCAAAAGTAATCGGGCCTTGTGCCGAACAAAACTTTTTAGTTTCACAGATGTTTTTTTGAACTTTAGTTGATGGTGATACTTCAAAATTATCATTTTCTGAAATATTCTTCATCACCATAATAGCAAGTTCATGTATTGATTCTTTTGTGGACTTTCTTTTTTTGTAAGATGTCATTACAGGTTTCTGTCCTTTACCTGTTTGAGTATCTTTTTTTTCTGCTCTTCTTTTTTGGGCACATGCTGCTTTTTTTTCTGAGTCAGACATTTTTCCCGCAACTCCTGCTGCACGACATTTTGGGTAACCACCCTTGTCTGTATTGTCTCTCCCACATGGTGGATGTTTGCCATCTACCTTACGACAAATATTAACCCACGGACCCTTTGGTTGTTTACTTCCTTTTGGTTTCTTTTTTGTCCCAAACCACACTGCTAAATCTTCGTTTATTTGTTCAGTTTCACTTTCGTTTTCTATTGCAATATTAAAAGGCTCAAGTTCTTTTTTGAAATTTCTTTTTCCTAAAATTAATTTACCCACAAACTTACCATCGCTTTGACTTGTAGTCATTTCTTTTATATTTTTCATAGAATAACTTTATTACATATAAATATATCAAAATAAATATGCAAGCAGAGGAGCAACAAAAAAAACCTATAGGACAATTGTTCGGGACAATTAACTACACGTCACAAAAAGACATAGACATGTTTATCGAAAATATAACCCCGGAACAATCTTTTTACATTTTGAATTTAGCCTTGAAGTATTCACATGCTCAAGGGATTTTTTCTTTAGAAGAGAGTGAAATAATATCAAAATCTTTAAGATTTTTTACTATTACACCTGAAAACAATGGATGAAAATCAAATACTTAAACGTATTGTTGAATGTGAGTATACTATGTTTTTAGCAGTTAGAAACGGACATAAACCGTTCATAGGTGACGAATATCAATCCATGCGTACTGAAGTTAATGTGCTGAGATGTTTGTATTACGGTGAAGATTCTAAATTTTGTAGAAAATAAAAAAAGGGGGACTTTTCAGTCCCCCTTCGTTTTGTGTTCTTGATTAGAATTATCTCAATTCTCTCAAGTCGAATGTTCTAACACCATCAACTGTGATTCTACCATAGAAACGGTTGTTAACCATTTTCTTAGCGTATCTTGTCATGATACCCTTGATAGGTGTAAAGTTGAATGGGTTGTACATAGTTGGAGTCAACTGTAGAGGTACATATGGTGCGTAAACGTAACCAGTGTCAAGTAATGATGTACCTTTGTGTCCCAACAATACTGTGTTAGGTGGGAAGTAAGGATCACGGTATACTTGATATCTACCTGCTAATGTACCAACTCTTTCGATACCCATGTTGTATTGATCTTGCTCAGGAGCCGCGTTTGAAACGTGGAAGTACTCCAAGTCGTCAAAGATAGCGCTGATTTCAGAAGAAACAACAATCCAGTTAGCTCCACCTCTCAATGTAGATTTGTGAATCTGTGCAGAGATTTGGTTGATAGCTGTGATAAGAGTTTGGTTCCAGTCTTTTTGAGTGTACTGAGTCAATGGATTAGCGGTAGTTCCTCTTTTCCATCCGTTGTAGTCCCAACGTAGGTTCCAAGCCGCGCCTTTTCTCAAGTCTCTCAAGATTTCACGATCGATTTCTGCTGCAACTTGTTCAGACAATAAAGCTGTTAATTCAGCTTCAGCGTCGATGTTGTGGAACGCAGAAACGTCCTGTGCTAATTCAGGAGACCATTGAGCTCTTAGTTTTCTTTCTGTAACAGATACTGTTACTGACTCAAGGTCGAAAGAAACTTCACCGATAGCATCTTCGAATTCCAATTCTTTGTAAATTCTGTATGTAGCTGTGAACGCTGAGTTTGCGTTAGTTGCACCTGTACCTGTAGTGAAACCTGAGTAACCGTCAATAGAGTTTGCAGTTACTGTACATGGAACTTGAGTGTCAATCTCCAAGTAGATCACGCCGTTAGCGTCACAAAGGTTGTCGTAAGTACCACCGTTTCCTGTGGTTGGGAATACAGTTGCAGTGTTTGGTGAACCATACTGAACGATACCCTTACCATATACTTGAGTTACAACTCTGAACAACAAGTTACCGTTAGATGCAACTGCTGAAGTTGAGCTCAAACCTGAGAAGAAGTTAATATCTGAGTTACCATTGATAGCAATAGTCAATCCCGCCAAGAAAGCTTCGTTGTCCATTTCGTTACCATCAGGTCCGATAAGTTTACCGGCACCTGCGTTGTTGAAACCTGACATCGCAACAAGAACTTTTCTATACTCTGTGTTAGCTGCGTAGTTGAAAGCCAAAAGACTATCACCAACCCATCTTTGTGTAACCAAATTTACAGTTCTTGCTGAGTATTCTCCTTTAGAGTAGTCGAACAAACCTTCTGGATCTAATCCTGGTTCTGTACCTTCGTAGAATCTATCGTAAAGGTTTTTACCTGAACCGTAACCTACGTTTGGATCTGTAGGACCGTTTGGTGCTCCGATAGGTGCGAAGTGACTGTTATTTGCTCTGTTTTGGATTTTAGGTACGAAGTAGAACAACTTACCGATAGGTAGGTTCATTGCTTGTACTGATACGATATCGTTAGCTAAAAGTTTAGAGAAAACTCTTCTAACGATTGGGAAAACTACAGTCTCGAATGAACCTGAGTCTGTTGTAGACGCAGCTTCATTGATTAAGTATGAAGCTTGGTTTTCGTATAACTGAGCTACGTTTTCCTTTAAGTGACCCTTTAGACCCTCAAGGAATCCAAGTTTGTCCCATTTGTTGATTGTGTCTTCTTTGATAACTTTCAAGTGCTTAAGACCGATGTTACCAACAAGACCTGATTCTAATAATGCTCCCATTTTAATTTTTTTTTTTAGGATGTTTATTTATTTAATTTACCCATTAAATCCTTCATTCTTTGGAACTGTGGATTTTCATAAGTTTTGCTCTCAATCAAAGTACTTGAAGAACCTGCAGTTGGTGTCTGTTGTAACTTAGTTTCAACAGATTCAGTAACAACTGACTGTGTGGTTAATTCATCTTTAATTGTTTTGTACAGAGCTTTTGATTCTTTCAAAGTTTCAACATTGTCGAATCTTCTAAGAACATTTATTTTTTCTTGTTTAGTCGTGGAGTTTTCAGTAAATAGTCTAACTGCGTAAGCAAGGTTAGAATTGAATACTGCAACTTCGTTGAGCTTGTCTTTGAATATGTTAAGAGCTTTTCTGTACTCGTCATTCTTAGCTCTTAATGATTCAACTTCTTCTGCTAGAGCTGAATTTGGAATTACTTTCATTTTAGGAATACCTCTACCTGGGTAGTTTCTTGAACCATTACCATAGGTTCTCGAAGCTTCTGTGGTTTCAGCTTCATTCTCGTAATCTTTGTAGTGTCCGTCTTTGTCACCTATTTTGTGTCCTTTTCTACGCTTATATTCGTCTTTTTTAGAACCAAAATCTTCGGTAGCCTCTTCTTTTGACATTTCTTCAACATCTTCAGTTTCGGTAACACCACCCTTCATTTTTGAAGGATACTTGAATTTAGGTTTACCCATTCCTTCACCTTTTGGTTTTACTGACATTTCACCTTCAGTCATCTCTTCGATGTCTTCAGTTTCAGTAACACCACCCTTCATTTTAGAAGGATACTTGAATTTAGGTTTACCCATTCCTTCGCCTTTTGGAGTAACTGTCATTTTTTCTTCTGACATCATTTCCTCCTCATCATCATTATCATCGTCCTCGTCATCGAGTTCGATTTCATAAACGATTTCGTCCAAATCTTCAAAATCGTCACCCATCATTTCTTCGATAGGTTCCTCTTCTTCTGACTCACCAAGATCAATTTTATATTCAACATCAGAAGTTTCATCTTTCAAGTGAATTTCTTCACCATCTTTTTTAACGATGATTCCGTCTTCGTCACCCATTGCCTTGAACACCTTCAGAATTTCTTCATCTGATGCACCAGTCAAATCAAGTGGTAACATAACTTCTTCGTCCTCTGCTCCGAGTTCGAATTCCTCATCATCAGAATCCTTGTCCATAAACATAGTATCCAACTCGATTTCCTCGTCGTCACCTGTAATGTCATCAGATTCCTCTTCTGTGTCGTCGATATCAAGTTCCATCTCACCTTGTTCAGTCATTTCTGACTCTTTTTTCTTTTCTGAACTTTTCATCTCCATTCCTTCTTTAACCTCTTCTTCAAGAGATTCTTTTACTAATTCTTTGATTTCTTCCTTCATAGTTGAAGCAAGTATTCCTTTTGCGTTTTGTGTAACGGCTTCTTCCAAATTTTTCATTTGTAGTAATGCCTCTTCAACTAAAGATTTTTCTTTATTACTCATCTTTATTTTTTTTGCAAACGTTTTGGTTTATTTTATTCTATAAATATATCAAATTTGTAAAAAATTTAACATTGCAATGTTTGTAGCAAAAAAAAATCAGGACTTAGTCCTGATTTAATTTTTTTGATGATTTTATTTTATTTAAAAAACTTCATCAATTTTGCTTTCGGCAACAGAAGTAATTCTCCAATCATGTGGAAATCCTTCAAATTTTTTTGTCACCTTTGTTTCAACTTCAGTGACGTTGTAACCTTGAACAAGTTTTTCCTCACGAATTTTTTTTACTCTTCCTGAATTTTCATCAGGTAAATCATACTGTACTTTTGCAATAAAATATTTTTCGTCCATTTCAATTAATTTCCTAAATAATCCGATAATTTTCTCATTAAGTCAAGTGACTTGTTAGAATTCGATAATGAACTTACGATTCTATCGTCTTTTATTTTTTTCTCTTCTTCCAAGTTTTCTTCATACTTGTATCGATCTTCTTTGTTAGAAAACAAATAAGCCCCTGGTGTGGATGGTGAAGAAACTAAATCGAAACAAATTAATTCAAAGTCGTCTTGGACTTCATTTTGTTCCCCTTTTTTAACTAATGAACCAACACCTCTTGATGATACTCCCATGGTAACCCCCTGTCTTAGGTAGTTAGCCGCCATATCACCTTTACACGATATTACACCTCTTTCATGAAATCCTGGTGAAGTTAATAATTTTAACTTACCCATTAAAACATTTCCTTCCCACCAAATGTCGGTAATAATGTGAGATACCCTATCCAAATCTATCAAGGAAGATTCGGGGTGATTCAACTCAGAAAGGGAAGTTCCCTTTTCGATAGCTCTTTTGTAGTTTTCAGCTTCTCTCTTCAATACCTTTTCAGGGTAGATTCTACCATTACGATTCGGTGTGTTGTATTTTTGTAAAACGGCATAGAACTCAAATGGTTTTGAATAATCTAATTGAGTTTTTTGTTCTTTTAAAACTTCTAGATTCCTTGTATCGTATGGAGACACATGTCCCGCATCATATTCTATTAGAATGCCTTTACCAATTTCCCCTGGACTTAAAACCTTCATAAACTTTTTTATATATAAATACTCATTACTCTTGAATATCCACTAATTTTTCTGTTTTTGTTTTATGAAGGGTAAAATGTTCGGAATCCAATAAATCATACCTATAAACACTACTGATTGTGGATTTTAATTTTTCTTTGAGAATTGGACTTTTGAAATCGACATCGTTTTTGAGAAAAAGAGTGATTTCTAAATTCATGAAACTTCTTTTATCCATCTGTATACCACTACTACGTAAATCTAAATCAACTATAAAGTTTTTTTCAAAATATAGTGAATCCAAAACTTCACAAATGGTGTGTTTAATTTTTCTGTGTAAATTTGATGTCGTTCTTTCCCACTGTTCCAATTCTTTTTTTGGTGAAACCCATGTTTGTAAAACAATATATACGGACTTGAAGTTCTTTGAGTCAACGGTGCCGTAATGACATTTTGCTTTTTCGAACAAATTTATTTTGGAAGTTTTTCCCTTTTTCATTAATCATATGAATGTAAAATGTTTATTGTATAAACAATTATAAAAATTAAACTATCAATTGTCAAAAATGATATGAACAGTCATATTTATTAAAAAAAAAATTGATGATTCACATTGAAGTAAAAAAAGGGGAAAATATTGATAAAGTCCTCAAACGATACAAATATAAAGTCATCAAGACTAAGCAGCTCGAACAATTAAGAAATAAACAAGAGTTTGTGAAAAAGTCAGTCCAAAAGCGTGAAGATAAATTGAAAGCAATTTATACTTCAAAAACTAAATCTAAAGACGAAAATTAAAGGTTTTCTTTAAGTTGTGTTAACTTATATAAAGAAACCAATTCAACTTCAGATTCATTAATTTTTCCGATAGTTTGTTCAATTGTAAGTCTAAGTTCTGAATCTTCGTTATCTTTTAAAGATTCATTCAACTTTGTAAGAACTTCTTTTTTTGTCTTCTCGAATTCTTCAACCAATTGTGTTTTATTAAGAGACAACAAATATTTCAACTTACTTTTATCGTCCTCCTCAAGATTTGAGTATTCGTTGTTGAAGGTATTTGCCGCTATTTTCAACATGGAAGATAATGGTAAATTTAATGATTCTGTTACAGTTTGAGTTTCTTTAGAGGTTATAATTTTTTTGATATTCAATTTAGCCTCTACAACCTCTTGAATTTTAGTTACCGAATTTGAGTAAAGTACTGTATCAATATTGTGATATGAATTTTCAACATCTCCTTCAATTAATGTCTCCACCCATGTTTGTAGTGACTCAATTTCTTGTTTGGACTTTTCGATTAGATGTTTTAAAGTGGAAAAACTTTCGTTCAAATATTCTGAAGCAACATCTTCAGAAAGAGATTTCTTTGTTTGTAATTCATCGTACAAGTAAAAAACTTGTGATAGATTTTTACTTTCCAAAACAACTGTTTTGAAATTTTTTATAAGCGACTTGAATGAGTCTTTCCCATAGTGTTTAACTAGTGCACTTTCGAAATTACTTTTGATTTGTCCGAACGATTTCATACTTATTTTTTTTTATAAATATCAATCATTTAATAACTCACCAAGTTTTTTTGAAATCTGACTTATAGGGTTTTTTGCCTTTGATAAATTAATTTCCAAATCTTCTTGTAAAAAGTTATTGGTTTCAAGTATCAGATTCAAATCTTTTTCTTTTGATTCAGGAACTGTTTCGCCACCTGCTGGTGTTTCAGGTGTTTCAGTTTCCGCACCTCCTACATCTGTGATACCAGGTCCTCCAAGTTCGGCACCTAAATCACCTCCTAAATCAGCACCCAAATCAGTTGCTCCTTCTTCACCCTCAGATTCACCAGCTTCTTCACCGGGTTTTTTACCATATAATTTGTCAATATTATCAAACAAACCTGTATGAATGATAACTTCAGGTGTTTTTTCCAATTCTGAAGCTACGGCTTTTTCTATTCTTTGTTGTTGGATGTCAAGTTTGATTTCTTCATCGGAAAAACCTAAAATGTGTTTTTTAGCCCATGAGGATGAAACTGGCTGAATACCGTTACCAGGGTCTGCCACAGCATCTTTGTACAATGCGATTTTTTGTTGCCAATTCTCAACTTTGAGTAAGTCAGCTTGAGTTGACGGATTTGTTAATGAAAGTGTGAAGTTTGAAAGTTCATCCTCAAACCCAAGAACATATAAATGAATAATTGCAATTTTATTCAATTCCTGAATCATTGACTTTTGAATCTTGTTGATTGTTCTTGCAAAACGAATATCCTGTAATGCTAAGTTTTTACCATCACCAACCGCCTCTTCGAAACCAAGGAAAGCTTTGGGTACTCTCAACGCCGTTAGTAACTTTTTTTGAATGTATTCAATATCGGCAATTTCGGATAAATTAGTAGCACCAGGTAAAGTATCAATAGGATTAGGTGCGTTCGGATCTCTAACAGGTATAAAGTAATCTTGATCTACCGCCATTTGGTTGTATCTCAAATCAACGTTACCTGTTTTGTTGTCAACTACCGTATCTCTTTTGAATTTGTTAGCAACTCTTTGTACGTAAGGCTCTACATCCTTATCATCCATGTTTCCTACAAATACTTTAAAAACTCGTCTTTCGGGTGCTCTTGATACACGATATATCATCATAGCATCTTCAGAAAGAAGTAATTGTTTCCATATCCTTCTTGCTTTTTCCAACATGGAAGTACCGTATGGTAACTTTCTATCATCACCTAAAAGTCTGAAGTGGGCAACTTCCCATGTGTTGAACTCCAAATCTTTGTTTTTCCAAGTAAATTTCAATCCTCTACTCTCGCCTTGTTGGTTTTGATCTAAAGGTTTGTATTTCATTCCCCTTTCAATTCTTTCCAATTCGATATTTGGAAGTTGTTGACAACCCACTACTCCTTTATCTGGATCTAGTTTTATGTAGACAAAATTATCACCATACTTACATGTGTTTCGAGTCCACATTGGTAAGTTAGTATTGATATCCAACTTGTTATTGAACAAATCAGCTAAAACCGATTTGATTCTTTTAGACTCTGAATAAATCTGTAACATAAAACCATTTTCGTTGGTTGTTGTGGATTCTTCAGCGTAGATATCCAAGGCTGCAGAAATTTCAGGAGTATACTCCATACTTTCATAATCGTAAAAAGCAGATAATCTTGTGGGTTCGTAATATACGGATTGACTATAAAGATTACTTTCAACCTTAGCCCATTGTTGTCCCAAATATAAAGTTTGTTGAGCTTCGAGTTTTTCTTTTTCGTATTCTTGCTTCGAAGTGGTTCTTAGCAGTTCCTTTTTATCAAATTGATAGACAGGCGTTTGCTGATCCAATGTTGAATCAGGTCCAAAAACTTTACTTAACCTCTGCCAAACTGTTAAATTATTATCTGCCATTTACGAGTTTTATAATAAATAGTAATCTTTCAATAATTAAACTAAAGTTTATCTACCGAATAGCCAAGAATACTTTTCATATTCTTGTCTTGTTGGATTATTGTTGAATTGTGACATTCTTTCGTTAGGAAAAACAGGAACACTTGGATTAAACTCTGTGACTCGGTTATTATGTGAGGAATTTACCGTCCAACTTTCTACCATCGCTTTGGTAACTTCTGTAACTTTATCCAATTGTGCAAAGGATGTTTCTCCAACATAAATCGGCATTGCACACGCCATAATCAAATCGTCATGTTGTCCTTTTAGGTGATCAGGTCGTCCGTTTACATAAACAAACGTGTTCAACTCATTCAACAAACGATTCGATCTGATTTTGAAATCGTGTCTCAAGGCTTCTTCAAAAGCCGCAACAATTTGAACTCTTTTACTATTGAAGTTTATTCCAGGGATTTTTTCATCTGCCTTTGGATTATACTTCCATTTGTCAGCAATATTGATTCCATCAACATATAAGTTTTTGTATCCAAGTTCTTGCATTTTTCTTGATGTAGAAACTCCCATACCACCAGTGATATCAATAACAACAAATGCATTATACATTACAGCCCATTTTATGGCAACCTCAGCCGCTACGTCGGGCGGTATTTTACCCAAATATTCCAAGACTTGTTCTCGCTCATCGAAATCAATTATACTGAAAGTTGTAAAGTCTTCAGAATCACCACGTGAAACGTCAATACCCATAATGTACTTGTGTCCCATTACCGGCTCTTTCCATTGCCATAATGCACCTCCCATAAATTTGTGTTCAGGGGGTAATATGAAATTATCTTTGATTTTTTCGATAGTTTCAGGTGGGATTACACTATCACCCGAACCCAAAAAGTTACACTCCAATTCCTGTGCAATTTTTCTCCTATCAAATTTCAATTTTTTAGCCATTGATTCGAACCAAGAAGAGTATGGTTTGTATCCATCACTAAATTTACTTTTTAATTCTTCGAAGTTCCTTTCTCGGGGTGAAACATCACTATAATCGATTGTAATTTCATTGTCTTTATAGTCGTCCCGATTCAACATGTAATGAACAATGTCCTTAACTTTCAACAATTTTAAATCCTTAGAATATCTCGGATCTCTATACCAAAACATTTCGGTTATCTTGAAATCATTCATACCTCTAAGGGCTTGTTCATAAATTCCATAATAAATAGGATCGAATCCGTTGGGTGTAGATATTACTATTACCTTACCACCCGTTGAAAGTGATGCCATACATGCCGACCAGAAATCTTCATCAGCATCGATGTATGCCGCTTCGTCAAAAATAAGGATTGTTGGAGTATATCCACGGAGGGCGTCTTTGGAAGTTGCAACCGCCTTTACCTCACAACCATTACTCAGTTTAAAATGTTTTTGTGCGTTTTTTTCATTTGAAAATCCTACACCAACCCACGACGGCCATTGCTCAACGAAAGATCTGATTTTATTTGCCATTTCAATGGCTGTGTCTTGTTTGTTAGCAATGATAAGGATTTTTTCAGGCTTGGTTTTTTTGGCAAAAACCAACCTTTTGGACGCCCATGCGGATGTTACAGTCGACACACCCGCTTGTCTGTATTTCAGTGCAATGTTTTCTTCGTAGTTGTCATAATCCTCGACTAAACTAACTTGATCGGGAAAAAGTTCCAAGGGTACATACCTCGACTGAGTATTATCATAAGTTTGCAAATATGTCTTCAGCGCGTAAGGAGTATTCTTTAAGCACTTAGCATATTCGAGTAATACTTGTTCTTTTGTCAAAGACATTATTCATTTTTGAGGTAGTTTATTTTGAAGGTGCTATCCCCAATGAACCCAAGAAATCGGTTAAATCATCATCATCTTCTTCATCCGACATCAAATCCATTACAGAGTTGTATTCTTCGTTACGAAGTTCTTCAACGATTTCATCAACCATTTTCTTAACAATTTGTTTTCCCTCTTTTGAACCTGATAATATCATTTTTGCAACTTCAAAAAACTCTTCAGTTGTCAACATGGAGAATCTTGAAAATAAGTAATTTTGAATTTCTCTCATATCATCCTCGAAAAGTTCATCAGGATATGATTCTACAAATTTTTCCCAAATTACAGGTCCGAGTCTCAGGTCCCAAATTTCATACGGAAGTGTATCCTGTGACGCCATAACCATTTCCGCCTTTTTAGGATCATCGGGTAATCCCTGACTTCCGAGTACTTCGTATACTCCTTTAATAATTTCATGAACCAATATAGGGAAAAATAATCCTTTAGCTTTGATGGTAGGTGGATCGGTTTCTGGATCGACTTCTGTAGAACCTTCAGCACTTTGTCCTGAACCACTCATCATTTGCATTGTCTCATCAGGCATCACCCAATATAATAAGTCGTTTATAGACATCAAAACACCATAAAGATTCAACAATCTTTCGTCAATACTTTCAAGTTCATCGCTGATTAATTCAAACATGTAATGTCCCTTTTTGGATGCTCCTTGGATAAGTGAATTGATGAATCGTCTTTTTGCCTTTTCCAAATCGAATTTTTCGAACGCATCTATGAAGTTTAATATATCCTCTTCCGCCTCTTCTTCTGTGACGTTAAATTCTTTTTCAATTTCCTCGGCACTTGGTTCCTCTGAACTTTTTCTCATTTTGCTGGTATCTACTTGTCCCATACTCGAAGAAAGTTGCACGTCGTATTGAAATGCATCTTCAGGTATTGCAAGTTCCTTTTTTACCAACTCGATGGCTAAATTTTCAAGTTGTTCGGTGTTTCTATTCTCAATAACTTTAACTTCACGTACCGCATTCATCAACATCATTTGAAGTTGCATGAACGCATTTTGCCCGGTTACAGATGTTAATCCTGTATATCTTTTAACCTTTTCAACAACATCCTTGAATCTTTTAGATGCGATTATTTGCTCGAAAGAATTGGGTTCAGATTTTGGTAATGCAGGGTTTTCTGAGAATGGAGTTTCCCCTTTTTCAATTTTTGACTGAAGACTTGGATCCATCCTTTCGGGTGAATCATAAGATATAGGTGCTTCGTTAATCTTTCTTTTCATCCTTAAATTTAATTTTTAAACTTCCAAACTTCAATTCTTTGGGAAGTTCAGCTTTTGGAGCTGGCTTATGTTTAGGTTGATACGGGGTTTTCCTTTCCGGTTTACTTGGAGTCTTTGTTGGGGTTTTTGTTGGAGCTTCTTTTGTATCCGCTTCAACTAACTCTAAAAAATCTTTTTTGCTCATTTGAGGTGGTAGGTGCTTATGAATCAAATTTAGTAAAGTCGACTCTATAATGTCAACTTTTTGTTCGAAAGATTCTGTTTTCACCTTTTCAGGTAGTTTTTTCCAATTCTTGGTTTTAGACGCAAACTCATCTGCCATTTTACACCATTTTGATTTTGGACCCTCCTCTTCACATTTAGCAAAGAAATACCCTTGTTGAGCTTTCGATTTAAACTTTTCTCTTATCTCACCATCTGTCATCATTTTTCTATTGTTGTCTGAATCGTCATCCATACCATCAGGTGCCATATCATCCGCGTCATGAGGCATCTCTTGTCCTGTGTCTTGTTGCATTGCATCTGCACCCAAAGCATCTTTATCATCAAGAGTATCATCTTCATAAACCTCAAAAGGTTTCTTTTCGGATTTTAATCTGTTTATAGT